CACAACCAAATTATACATATGTTAATAATTTAAGTTCACAAAATAGTATTAATGCTAGTATTATAAGTTCTACAAGTGGAAATTCAAATCAATGGAATTTTGCTTATTCAAACCAAACAAATTTTCTTCCTTTAAGTGGCGGATCTATGACTGGTTCATTAACAGTAGTAGGAAATATTTCAGCAACACAAAATTATTTTTCTGGAACTAATAAATCAGTATTTACACCACAAACAACTACAGTCGGTGTTAGTGCAATAAGTAATATTGTTGCTGTATCGGTTTTACCAGTAACACCAGATCCTTCAACATTGTATATTGTGATATAATGGAACTTATAAGCGCAACAGATTTACAATTTAATTCTAGACCAGTTATGGAAGCTTGGTTGGGAAATAACTTGATTTGGGGTAGAGGAGTTATTTGGACTGGTTTAGGACTTGATAATAATTGGAGTAATACCAGCAATTGGTATGAAGCAAAAGTACCTCCAACGTTTTCATCAATTCAATTTACAGGAACAACGAGACTGTCTACTTATAATGACTTTTCTATAGATAGACCAGTTAATGACATAACATTTAATGCTAGTTCTGGATCATTTCAATTGTCAGGAAATAGATTTATTTTAAGCACTGGAGGAATTACAAACAATTCTGTAAATGCACAAACAATTAATAATGATATTAAATTGAGTTCGGGAGAAACCTATATAAATTGTAATACAGGAGACATAACATTTAATGGTCTTTTATCAGGTTCAGTTTCAATTGTTAAAACCGGAAACCGCAAAGCAAATATTAGTGCAGCTAGAACTATATCTACTGGCTCTGTGACCATAAGTGCAGGAACATTACAGTTTGACAATCTTACTACAAATGGAGGAGGAGATATTGTTGGTCCAACTCCAACGATATACAATTTAAGCGGTAATGGAGCATCTTTAAATTTAAATACAAACATCTTCGGTTCCGGAAACAAAATTTCCTTTGCTGGAAAAACCATCAATTTTAGCTCACTTGGAAATCAAACGGTTGCTCTTACTGGAAACATTCTGTGCAATAACTCTACGTTTAAAACAAACGGCGGAGCAAAAAATTATATTACTGGGCCTTTAGCATCCGGAACAAATTACTTTAATGCTCAATTTTCTACAATAACATATAATATAGCTGATGGGACAGATGAGGTGGATTTAGAAATTAGTGCTTTTATGTATTTTCAAAAACCCATGAAAACAGGAACGGGTAAATTATCAATCGTTGCTCCTTATGCTACAAATATAGCTGGTCCGTTAACAATTTCAGCTGGGACATTTGATGTAGGTGGAACATGTAATTTTCAAACAAATTTTAGTAATGGGGATAATACGATTAACAATAATGGAACACTTTCTTACTCTTCGAGCGTTAATTCAAATTGTTCTAATCATGCAATCAGCGGAACAGGCAATTTAATAAAGAGCGGAACATCGACAGTGACTCTGAGTGCTGATAGATGTTCTTATATAGGCTCTACTTCAATTCTTAACGGAAGTATCGTAACTACGAAAAACACAGCCACAGCAACATTTACTCCAACTACTTTAACTATTAATTTCTCAACTCCTCCTAATATTGGCGATACATTTAGATTTTTTTCTGGTTCGACCATACAATCTTATGCCTCTGTGTCGCTAATAGGAGCACCAGCAAGAACCGCTAGTTACAATTCCTCGATTTCAACCTTAACAATAGATTCATAATTATGCTAATAGAACCAAATGAACAAGGATGGTCAACAAGTGACCAAGGACCATGGCAATTAATTTTCAATGATGAATATATTATTAAATTATTTGAAGCTGGATTAGGAACTTCCACCCAAGAAAAACTTTTTGTGGGTACTAAAGAAGATTGCGAAGCAAAAATATTCGAACTCGGATTGCCACTCGCATGCAGTAATTCGCTTGGAGAAAATTTAGAAGAGAATTTAATATATTCTCCTATCCTAGAGGAATAGCTTTTTAAATATTATTAATTGCTCCTAATCTTTCCTGAGCTTTTAATGGGTATTTAAAAGGCAAACAAATTATCATATTCAGCAGTGAATATAATTAGCTAGTATATCCAAAACGTTTTTGATAGTTATAATAAGTTTTATCAATCCAATTACAAATATCTTTACCTAAAATTTCTTTATAATCTGTATTTAAGGGAATCACTTCATTTCGAATAGTGTGTAGATCACTAGTAAGACCATAAACAGAGTCATCTTCTTTAAGAGACTGCTCAACGTTTTTAAAATTATGTTGAAATGATTCTAATTCAAGATAATTGTAAATTTTATTGAGTTCTTGTCGAGGATTGTTTGTTAAATCTTCTGCTCTGATGTATAAAACCTCTTTATTAATGCCTTCTAGAAAACATTGTTCTAAACGCTCTAGTGCAAGTCCCACTGGGGGAGATGCAAACCATGAATCCACTCTTTTTGCTGTGTTTGTACCAGACATTTCCGCATGATTTTGAATTGTTTGGTGATTTTCTTGGTTTTTACGATAAATCTTTTCCATGGATGAAATAATACTCTTTAAGTTTCTTATCATGCATATCATTTTAGGTTTATATGGCATAAATGCCTCAAACCATTTATAATGAATAGTACCACCTCTTGTTTTTATGCAAATATTAGATTTTTCTGAATATGAACTTGCATATCCTTCTAAACCACCCCAACAAAACCCTCTCCATGCCTTAATAGCTAAATCTTTATCAATAGCCTTAACTTCTGGAGAATTTGTAAAATTCATTCTAGCTCCATAGAGATATTCAAGAACTGGATCTGTAGGAGTTGCTGTTATTGTTGGATTTTGATTAAGAATGCATTGAAGAAGCGTTGACATGCTTCTTGGCATTGAAGAATTGAAAAATATCATGTATTAAAATATAATAGAGTGATTCATATTAAAAAGCAACTCATTTTTTGAACCTAAAATAGATTCTATAAACATATTTTTGTCAAATAGTTTATTAATATCGTTATATGGACATTCATGCAGTCTGCCACCTGTCCAATCATCAGATTCTAAGTACGAATCTATTTTATGACGAAATAATTCTTCTTTATCTACTACAATATTTGTATGAATTTCATGTCCAAATACTTTTGGGGAGTTTGATATCCAACCAACAGTAGCATTTTTATTTAAAGCTGCTGCTGCATGTTGAGTAAATGAATCTATACATAAAAATTTGTCTGATAATGCAATATAACAGAACAAATTTCTAAAATTATCTGTTATTGGAATGGTATTTTGAATATTTTGTTGATTTTCTCTCTTAATATGAAGTATTTTATAAAATTTATCTTTAATAGAATCAACAATTTCTGCTGTAAATGATATTGGAAGATCTCTAGACCAAGAATATGGTATTTTTTGATTTTCAGCACCTCCCGAAGATTGAATTGTGAGTATTGGACCTTGCTTATTTAAAATATTTTGAACAAACATCAACTCTCTTTCAGTTAGAAAGAGTTCTGGTTTAATAGAAATACATGTAATATTGAATATATCACACCAAATTTCTGCTAAATGTTTTTTTCTATATAAAAGATCTCCAGAATGATACGGTTCCATTCTGAATATTTTAGAATTTTTGTTTTTTATGTAATCATCATAGAAATATGGAATATTTCCAAATTTATATACTCTAAAAACATTAGGATTGTGTAAAAATACCTCTGGATATGAGGTTACAACTATTAATTCATGTTCTGGATATGCAGATTTTATAGATTTTACTACAGAAGTTGCGATTATAGACTTTCCACAACCTCCATCAATGTGAAAAATTGAATATTGTTTCATATTTTAGTTAAAGTACTTTGAAAAAAACTCCATATCATCACCATTTGGAATTCCTACTTTTATATTTTTATAATATCCTTCGATATTATTAAATAAAGAATTATTATTAATTTCTTTAAAATATTTTGTCTTCTTTTTTATTATATTTTTTACAATATTACCAAATTCATTATGATTTATAAAATATTTAGAATATTCATAAGATAGAGAAGTGTCTTTTTTATATATTGTAAATATTTTAATATTTAAATCCTTAAAAATTATAATAAAGGTTTCTAAGAGCTTGTCAAGTTCTTTTTCTAGAAAAAATTTAAAATATTTCTCTTTCTGAGTAATTTTTTTGTCTTTTAGAAGATCCCATTCTTCAAAATCTCTTATAATATTATTAGCAATAATAGGAAGATATTCGTAAATTGGAAATATTATAACTCTTTGAGAGATATAATATATTAAAAAATCTTTAATCTTTAATTTTTCGGACATCTATACTGATTATAGCATCCATTACGACTTTTTCAACAATTTCTTGAGGTAATTCCAGAGAAGCTTCGGAAACTGTTTTTGAAAATTCTTCCAATTGTTTTCTGAATTTGTTTTTAAAATCTACCGTTTTTATAAGTTGAGTCTTATCAAGCTTTCCGTAAGATGGCGATTCCTGTAGACAGAACGCCTCTAATAGAGGTTCTGTTGCAGAAGCAATGATGGAAGCCATTCTTTTGTACAATCGATCTAGAGGAGACTTGTATATGTTGTTTTCCGAAAGTAATGAACTAGCCATATTCAAAATATATGTCAAAACAGCTGCCTTTTCAGTTTTAATGGCAGATCTATTTAAAAATTCCGGACCCTTAACATGAACATTTCCATATGGATTGAACATGCAACCACTTCCAAGTGATTCAGATCCACAATATATACATTTTTTAGGAGCATCCATATGAACATGGGTATCGGTTGGGGAATACATACAACCCTTTCCATAACTTTCTGAGCCACAATAAATGCAAGATGTTCTATTCATTTTGTATATTTAGTAAAATTGTTTAAAATGTCTTTAGGAGGAGTGCCTATTCTCACATTAATTATTCCATTATAGTAATCATCTCGTAATAAAACATTTTCTTCTATTTGTTTTTTTATCTCCTCATAAGCTAATTCCCACTTAGAACCACATGTTTTTAAAATTTTAAATGAAAATTTTTCTTTTCCATAAATTTTAATATCTTCATTTAGATCATTTGAAGAACTGGTGTATGACTTCCAATCTGAAGGTTTAAAATCAATTCGATTTCTTTTTTGTCCTTTTAAAGGTTTTCTTTTAATTCTAGAAATACATTGTTTTTTTCCAATATATTTTTTATTTGTGACGTTATTAATAATTAAATATATAAATCCAAATGTTTTTTCTTCCAGATTTACATTTTCCTCTAAAATCCAATGTCCAGAATCCATTACATATCCTTTCTAGAAAGTTTTCTACGAATCAATAATGGTTTTTTATTTTTCTTTTTTGATTTTTTTTTGTTTTTAGTTTTTAATGGCAAGTAACCTCCAAATATATTACGACCATCACCAGTAGCTATAGAATCTCCACTATTTACATTTGTAGGTGGATTATATGAAGCTTGTTGCGGAGTTCCAAATGCTCCTCCATCACCTGCACTATTCATATTTTCTAAAATAGTATTAACTAATATTTGAAATTTCTTAAACATATGTTATATTTAAAAAATACTTATAAAGATGTTTGAGGAATTTAACAAAGAATTACAAGAAGATACTAAAATAGATCAAATAAATCTTTTAGACAAACAAATGATGCTACCTGCAATTCGACATAAGTGGGTTGCTCGTTTGATCGAATATAAAAGAAAATTGAATTCTTTGAATAGAAAGAAAAAAACATTAAAGGACTCTGTGTTGGATTCTTTAAGAAAAAAGGGAATTCCAACAGGTATTCCCAAAGCAAGCCTTGATAGCAAAATAAATTCTTCAGATGTTGTTTTAAAGATTCAAGAAGATATAGAAGAAGTTGAAATCATAATTGAATATTTGGAAAAAGTTGAACTGATATTCAGAAGCATGACCTATGATTTAAAAAATATTGTCGAAATAACAAAGCTCGAAACAACCTAATGATAGAACTTTCTCTAATAAAAAACAGTGGTCAGATAATTGCGGATAATGACGCTTTAAGTCTACTGAGAGAAAATTTTTCCATAGCAAATCCTGCTTTTAGAAAAAATGTTCCGTATGTTTCTAGTAGACTGTATTCGATAACTCCTAGCGGAAAGTTTGAGGTGGGTTTATTAGGTGAAATTATAAAATATCTTGAATATTCTAACTATCAATACGGTGTTTCCAAGGATTTAAAAAAAGAATTTTCATGTGGATTTGAAACTCCAATCATAAAGAAACTTTCTATAGACTATCGAGACTATCAGGAGCAATCTATAACAGCAGCAATCAAACAAGGGAGGGGGGTAACAATCATTCCTACCGCTGGAGGAAAGACATTGATATGTGCAGGGTTGATTGAGAGTTTTAGAGAGACTACGAATGATCCAGATGCCTTAGTGTTAGTTACTGTACCCTCTATACAGTTGGTAGAACAGACGGCAGATGATTTTATTTCCTACGGTTTAACAAAAGTAACCAAATGGTCAGGTAATAACAAACTTGATGTCACTGCAAACATAATTGTTGCAGGTACTCAGTTCTTATTAAGCGAAAAAACTAATTTGTCCATATTAGCAGATGTAAAGTTGTTGATAAAAGATGAATGTCATTCACTAAAAAAAGGCAATGAAATCAATAAAATTTTAAAATTGTTAAAAACCCCTTATAAATTTGGATTTACGGGTACAATGCCTACATGCAAAATAGATCAGTGGAATATTATAGGCAAATTAGGACCAATAACCTTTGAACAAAAGACTCAAACGCTTAAAAACCAACAATATATTTCTAATTTTAAAATTGTTATACTAAATGTACAACATACCGCACAACCAAAACAAGCAACTTCATTGAATCCTACTGCTTCTTATGAAAATGAATTAGAATTTATCATTAATAGCGAAAGAAGAAATCAAATTATCTGTAAATTAGCAGATAAATTGACAAATAACACTCTTATAATGGTTGATAGGCTAGCACATGGAGAAATTTTAGAAAGTATGATGAAAGAAATTTCTAAAGATAAAACCCCTATATATTTTATTAGAGGATCTACAGAGATGCAAGATCGTGAAGAGATAAGATCTCTCATGAATGAACGAAATGATATCATTATTATAGCCATTTCAAAAATTTTTAGCACGGGAATCA